TTAATCAAAAAGATGAAACATTAAAAGAAGTTAAGTACAAACAACATGAAGAACCAAGTGGTTCAAATTATATATATTATGGACAATAAAAAAATTAAAAAATGGCAATAGACAGTAATAATGATTTATTAAGAGAACAATTAGGTAAAGGTTCAGTAGAAATATTTAACGCAAGTAGTGGTGCACAAACAGGTAAAGATTTTTATGCAGTATATTTTCCTGTTACATCAGTAATTAGTGCAATAACAATAGCAAACGCAACAGGTGATACTATACTACAAACTACTATACCTGCAGGAACTACACTATTTATGAATATAACAGCCATCACACTTTCAAGTGGAATTGGTGTTGGTTATGACGAAGGAGGAAGTAGATAATATGTTAGTAAATAAATTAGGAAATAGCATAGAAAACTTAAAAACAGGTTACAATATTTTTTCTACTGATCTTGATGGTGTTGATGCTTATATTAGTTTAAACGAAAGTAAAGACAGAATTACAGGACAAAAAGGTTCTTGTGTTGTATGGTTTAAACTTGATAATGTCAATACAAGTGCTACAATTTGGCAAGCTAGAGTGGATAGTAATAATTATGTTAATGTTTTCTATCATAATGGTACAACACAATTAAGAATAGCATATCGTTTGGGTGGTTCTACTAAATTAGCTTCACATACAGTTAATTTTGAAAATGACGGTCTTTTTCACAATATAGTAGCAACATGGACACCAAGTAGAATAGAATTGTATGTAGATGGCACATTACAAGCTTTTAATACATTTAGTGGAACATTTACAGGAGCTTTTGCTAATTCTTTTATAGGACAAAATACATTAAATGGTAATTATTTTCATGGTAAAATTGCACAATTAGGATTATTTAAGGAAGTATTAACAGAAGGTCAAGTATTAAATATTTACAAAACTAATCAAGAACCATTTGATTTAACAGGAATGGACGATTTGGTTGCATATTATAAACTTGACGAAGGAAGCGGTACTGTTGCCTTAGATAGTACTGGATTTGAAAATAATGGTGTTTTAAATAATAATACAATATATACAACAGATGTACCTTTTAAAGCTGGATAAATGAAATATACAATTTTAAATACAGAAGAATTAGATAGTGTTAATTTTGATGAAGTATTAGAAACATCAGCAAAGACGCTAAGATACAATAATGCAAATACAGAATTTTTACTTAAATTTGAAGGCAACACACCTGCTTTTTTGAATGGTAAAGTATTATATGATTATAATGGTATAATGGAAATACTTAACAGTCCTGATTGGACACATAATGACGAAATATGAAAAACAATATTTTAAATATAAATTTAGAAAGCCAAACTGCTCCTGAAATACAAGAAGTAAGAGGAAAAGATTATATGGAGTATGGCACAAAAGATTGGAGAAATTTATATCCACAGTTTCTAATTGATTTGTATTATAATAGTTCCACTCATGCGGCAATAATAAATGCTACAAGTGATATGATTGCAGGAGAAGATATAATTTGTGAAGATGAACACTCATTAGATACATTTGTAAAACTTAAAAAGTTTATGGCTCATGCTAATGGTAAAGAAAGTTTACATCAAATAGTAAGAAAATTAGCATTTGATTTTAAACTACAAGGAGCCTACGCAATACATATAATATGGAATAATGCAAGGACAGAAATAGCGGAAATATATCATGTACCTGTAGAAAGAGTTAGAGCAGGTAGACCAAATGAAATGGGTAAAATAGACACATATTATATAAGCGCAGATTGGTCAAATACAAGAATGAATAAACCATATCCAATAAAAGCATTTAATGTTAATGACAGAACAAATCCTAGTCAATTGTTATATACTGGTGCTTATAGTCCTAACATGGATATATACCACACTCCTGATTACCAAGCAGGATGTAATTGGGCACTTGTAGACCAGAAAGTTGCTGAGTTCCATCTAAACAACATTTCTAATGGTTTCTCGGGTTCATACTTTATATCTTTCGCTAATGGTATTCCAACACAAGAAGAAAGGTTTGAAATCGAAAAAAGTTTAGCAGAAAAGTTTACAGGAAGTGAAACAGCAGGTAGGTTTGTATTAACATTTAGTGAAGATAGAAATAGAGTTCCTGAAATTACACCAATTGCTGTAAGTAATGCAGACAAACAATATTTGGCACTACAAGAATTATTAGTACAGAATATTTTAACAGCACATAGAGTTACAAGTCCAATGTTAATGGGAATTAAGAATGATACAGGTTTAGGATCAAATGTTGATGAATTAAACGCATCTGCAGAATTTTACAATAATACAGTCGTTAGACCATACCAAAAACATATACTTAAAACTTTATCCACTATATTGGAAGTAAATAACATAAATTTACCTTTAGAGTTTGTACAATTAAAACCAATAACCACTAAATGGACTTATGAGGACATGAAAGAGGTAATGACACAAGAAGAAATTAGAGAGGAATTAGGTTTAAAACCATTAGAAGAAACAGAAAAAGTACAAGTAAAAGAAGAGTTTAGTAAAGTAGGAGATATTGATGGTTTACCTGTATATAGCACAATAGAAGAAGCAGAAACAAAAGCAAAGGAATTAGGTTGCGAAGGTTATCATGAACATGAACTAAATGGACAAACAGTATATATGCCATGTAGTGATCATGAACAAATTACAAATTTAAAAGATTGTAATTGTAAAGAAGAATTTATTACACCAAATCCATGTTGGCCTGGATATGAAGCAATAGGTACAAAAATAAAAGATGGTAAAGAGGTTCCTAATTGTGTTCCTGTAAACGCTAAGGAAATAAAAAGATTTTCTAATAAAACAGCATTAGGACAATTTATTGAGGATTATGGTGAGAATATTCCTGATGGTTGGGAATTGATAGATGAAGAAGATGTAGGTAATGAGCATGAAGATTTTAATTTTGAAGAAGAATTAAATAAAATAGCAAACGAAAAAATAGAATTAGCATCAACAGGAAGGTCCAATAAAAACACTAGAAGTGAACAAGATGGACTAAACAAAAAACAAACTGCATTCTATAAAGTTAGATATCAATATGCAGAAAATAGATCATTGTCAAGGAAATATCCTAGTAGAGAATTTTGTAGATTAATGATGAACGCTAATAAGTTGTATCGTAAAGAGGATATTATTAGAATGAATAATTTGTCTGTAAATCCTGGTTGGGGACCAAATGGAGCAAACACTTACAATGTCTGGCTCTTTAAAGGAGGCGCAAATTGTCACCATTATTGGAAACGCAGAATTTTTAAAACAATTGCAAGTGAAGATGATAATGTAGTATATCCGAGTAATATAGAAAGTAATATTAGCATTAGTGTAACAAAGGCAAGAAGTGAAGGATTTACAATAAAAAGAAATGATAGTTTGGTTGCAAAAGCACCTAAAACTATGGTAAATAATGGATTTTTAAATTAAAAAAAGATGGCATACGTATTATTCGTTTCCGAGAACAAACTAAAAGAAAGCACAGCAATAAACATGAACGTAGATGTAGATATACTTTTACCTTATGTAAGACAAGCACAGAAACTTTACGTTGAACCAAAACTTGGAACAGATTTATATAAAAAAATAGAAGCAGATATTACTGCAGGAACATTAACTGGTGCATACAAAACACTTGTAGATGAGTATATTGGTGATATGTTACCAAATTGGGCATTTTATCATTGTATTCCATTTTTAAGATTTAAAGTACAAAATGGTAATATATATGCAAAAACATCAGAAACAGGAACAGCATTATCTACAGAAGAAGCACAACACATTAGAGAAGAAGTTAGAAATACTGCAGAATATTATACAGAAAGATTAATTGAGCATATAAAAAATAATTTAGCAAGTTTTCCTGAATATAGCACCAATAGTGGAGAGGATATTAGTCCTGATAGAGAAGCATACTATAGTGGAATGAATTTAGAAAGACCTAGACAAAAAGGAACAGAAATAACATTAAGAAATTTCCTAACTCCTGATATATCTTACTAATGAAGAAACACTATAAAATAAAAGAGATCAACAAAACAAAATTAAAAACTTATTTAAGCAATAAGGATAAAAAAAATAAAAATGAAAGAGTTACAAGACAGCGGACAAGTAATACTCGCTAATGGTACAGCGATAGGTATTTCTATAGTAGAAATTAATCATATACTAACATTAATATCCTTATGTTTAGCAATAGCATTTTCTATTTACAAGTTTGTAAAATATGACAAAAAAAAGAAAACTAAATAGTAAAAACCCTAAGTACAGAACAAAAAGTGAAGAAACTCCTAAAATTCGTAAAGAATTTGTGCATAAAGTTAAAGGGGTTAAAGTTTATAAAATATACCATATATAATTTGGATTTAAAATATTTTAAATTATCTGAGTTCGATAGTCCTGATCAACAAGGAAGTGGTAATAAAATGAATTATACTTTCTTAGAAAAACTTGATTATGCTCGTGGCAATGCAGGTATTCCATTTAAAATAAATAGTGGTTATAGAACTGCACATTATAACGATAATGTCTTAGGTGCTAGGGTTGGTTCTAGCCACAAAAAAGGATTAGCAGTGGATATACATTGTGTAGGAAGTAGAGATAGATTTATAATTATAAACGCTTTGTTAAGTGTTGGTATTAATAGAATAGGAATAGGTAAAACTTTTCTACATTGTGATCTTGATAAGTCAAAAGATGCCAACGTAATGTGGATGTATAATTAAATAACTTTGAATATTAACCAAAATTAAATATAATGAACGAATTACTAAAAAATTTTTTATTAGGCAAAATTCTAAAATCTAAAAAGGTTTGGTACACTATTGCAGGAATTATAGTTCAATTGTTACATGAACAATTTGGATTAAATCCTGAAGAAACACAAGCAATACTATATTCTATAATTGCATTAGTTATCGGACAAGGAATTGCAGATAGTAGTGCAAAGAAATAATAGATACAGATTAAAACCTCATGAAATTGAGGTAATTAGGAACATGAGGGCAACCAATAATAGGAATGTTCTAGTTATTGGTGACCTTCATGAACCATTTTGTCTTAACGAATATTTAGATTTTTGTTTACATCAATACAAAAAATACCATTGTAACCAAGTTATATTTATTGGAGATATAATAGATAACCATTATAGTAGTTACCATGAAACATCTGCAGATGGAATGGGTGGTGCACAAGAATTAGATTTATCAATTAAACGTATTTCTAGGTGGTATCGTGCATTTCCTAAAGCAACTGTTATAATTGGAAACCACGATAGAATGATCATGCGTAAAGCACAAACATCAGCAATACCAAGTAAATGGATTAAATCTTACAAAGATGTTCTTGAAGTACCTAATTGGAATTTTGTTGAAAGATTTGAGCAAGATGGAGTGCAATATATACATGGTGAAGGTGGACAAGCCTATACAAAGTGTAAAGCTGATTTAATGAACACAGTCCAAGGACATTTGCATACGTTAGCAGGTTGTCAGCATTTTGTAGGTCGGAAATTTCGTGTCTTTGGAATGCAAATCGGTTGCGGTATAGATTTCTCTAGTTATGCCATGGCTTATGCAAAATATGGAAAGAAACCTGCAATTGGTTGTGGTGTTGTATTAAACAATGGAACTTTACCAATTAATTTGTTGATGTCTTTATGAATTATATTTATTAATAAGTTGTTTTATTATTTTAATATCTTGATCAGGTATTTCTTTGTATAACCATGCACTTCCATATCGGTAACCAAGCATTTCGTTATCATATAATAAATTTGCTTTTTCCAATTCTTCACACGCCCACTCATAAGATTTATATTTACCTAAACTTTCAAGATATTTAGTTTGTTTTGGTGTACCTGGGTTCATATCGTTAAGATGGTGTTTCTTCCATAATTTTAAAATAATTTTTACATCATTATTTTTTGGATAATCTTTTGCAATTGCATCTATACATTGTCCTGCTCCTTGATAATCCCAATCTTTTTTGTATCTGCAATATTGATAATCGTGTAATCCACTAGCACTAAAACATAATCCTTTAGCAGTTTCTTTAAGTTCCATATCAATTATAGAATGTCCTTTTTCATAATTGTTTCCTCCTAATTTGATTTTTGCTTTCATAATTTTTTTATTTATTTTATTATTGTTAAATACATTGATAAATTTGAAACGTTATTAAATTCATCACCATTATCTAAAAGTATTTTGTAACCATTTATAGCTACAATTTTTGCAGTAATTAAGTTTTCTTTACCAAACATAAATTGTTTTAGATATTGTACTTTTGAACCGATTTTTAATTTTTTCATAATGTTTTTTTTAATATTTATAGTGTAAATATACACAGATACTACAATAGAAAAAAATTATAAACAAAATACCTAACTTACTTATTAACATCTTAAGTGTTTATAACTATGTTAAAATAAATGTTAAATGTTTGTTTAATTTGTAGAACTATTATATATTTGACTATGTTTAATCAAAAAATAAATAAAATGTACAAAGTAATAAACAAAAACACAGGAAACTGTTTTGTATTAACAGAAAAAGAAAAAAATACATTCTTTACACCAATACTTGGTGTTGATCAAAAAAAACATGATGATGTTTACTATAATTATCATGCAGTTGGTAAAATAAATAATCGTGAAGATTATGAAGTTATTGATTTAGATGCAGAAGAAAAAAATGATCTAAACAAAATTTCTTTAGGTATCTTAACATTTTTATTTGTAATTTACGCTTCAGATATTATAATGTTATGGATATAATCGTAGAAAAATATACATTTTACAATGATGGCGTTTTTTATGATAATGTACAAAAAACAACAGGAAAACGACAATATGAAGATGTACCTGAGTTATCAGGATTAAGTATTGTTATTGTTGGAACAGAAAAACAAAATGATGTATTATTCAAAAAATATGTAAAAAAACACAATTTAGCTTTAGATGAATGTTTTGATATTACAGATGATATAAAACCTATTTTTCTAGATACATTAACAAAACGATATATTAATAATAATAAAAATGCTTATATAATATGAGTGAAAATGTAGAACTTATTGTCAAAAAACATATACACAAAAGATTGCATACAATAGACACATTCCATGCCTTTGAAAATGATGTAACAATTAGTGGTAAAGATGAAAAATTAAACGATTTTACTATTAATTTTGATGCTTACGAATTTCTATCGTGGCTTGATCATGATAATATGCAACACATAAAAGAAACTTTAATCAAATATATAAAAACAAACTTATGAAAAAAATAAAAATACATGGTAAAGATTATGTCGAAGTAAATCAAAGGATTTTATATTTTAGACAAAATTATAAAAATTACAGTTTAGTAACAGAATTCATTGAATTAACAGATAATAGATGTGTTATGAAAGCAACTGTATTAAATGAAAAAAATAGAATAATTGCTGATGGAATTGCAGAAGAAATAAAAGGTAGTTCACATATAAATAAAACATCATTTATAGAAAATTGTCAGACATCTGCATGGGGTAGGGCGTTAGGTAATTTAGGTATAGGTATTGACACAAATATAGCAAGTGCAGATGAGGTAAAAACAGCAATTGAAGTGCAAAATAGCATGAAAAAAACAAAAGAAAAAAATGTTATATTGACAGATAAAAAATTTGATGCCATGAAAAAAGCAATACAAGATGGTAAAAAAGATATTGTTAAAAAGAAAATGAAAAACTATATCTTAAATGGTAAACAAAAAAAGGAACTTGATCAATTATTAGAAAATAATGTTACGACTGTTAATGATATTATAGATAAATTAGATAATACTATTGCAGATTATCATGATGTAGAAATATTTGAAATGCAACAAGCTGAAATGAATAAAGTTAAAAATAAATTAAAACAAATTAAAAAATAATATTATGAAAATAGAAGGAATTATAATTAAGAAAACTGAATTAAAAACAGGGGTTGGTAAAAATGGTAAAGAATGGCGTGTACAAGAAGCAATTATAGAAAGACCACAAGAAGAATATAATAAAATTATTAGTGTTGAAGCTTTTGGAGATAAAGTGGATAAATTAGATAAATTTGATATAGGAGAAACTATTACAATATTTGCTAATGTATATTCACAAGAATACAATGGAAAATATTACAACAAAATAAGAGGTTGGTTTTTTGGTAACAAAGATTTAAGTGATCAAATACCTACTAATGTATTAAATAATAGTGAAGATGATGATTTACCTTTTTAAATAAAATATTATGAATGAAATAAAAGAATTAGAAAATTTAATAGATATTACTTGCAATTATTTTAAAATATCTAAAGATGATTTTAAAACAAAAAGTAGAAAAAGAGAATTATCAACTGCAAGGCAAATGGTTGGATATATTGCAATATACAAAACAAATATAAGAAAAAGAATTGTAGCTAAACAACTAAACAGGGATAGAACAGGTATGTACTATTATATAAAACAACATAAATCAAATATGGAAGGTGCAGGTTTATATAATAAGGAATATAGAAAAGATTATTTTGAAATATTAAAAACGTATAAAAAAATTGAATTAGACAAAAAACAATTTTTAGATACAGAAGAATTTAATATATTTATCAGTAAAGTAAATATAAAAACATATAATATACCAGATATCTGTATAATATTGCAAACAAAAACAACATTCGATGGAGTTGTAGAACATCATTTTTTTAGTGATTGTTTTAATTTTACAGATGATATAGCAATTATAAAAAATGTTTTTAATGAATATAAAATAAAAATAAAGTATAAAACTTATGAAGGATAAACCTAATTACTATGCTGTATTAACTGCAAATGTGCGTTATGATCATGATTTACCACCAAATGCAAAATTGTTATATGCTGAAATTTCTGCATTGTGCAACATGAATGGCAAATGCACTGCAAGTACCAAATATTTTGCTGATTTGTACAATGTATCTAAGGTATCAATACAAAAATGGTTAAAAGCATTAGAACAAAAAAATTATATTAATCGCAAAGTTGTTTACAAAAATGATAGCAAAGAAATAGAAATTAGGTATATAACTATAGTTAATGAGCCTACACAACCAAAGTTAACTACATCTAATAAAGAAAAGTTAACTGATAATAATAATACTAAAGTATATGATAGTAATAATATTACATATAGTAATAAACGTTTTGTTAAACCTAAAATTAATGATATTATTTTGTATTGTTTTGAAAGAAAAAATTATGTTGATGCTTTTGCTTTTATGGATTTTTATGAAAGTAAAAATTGGATGATAGGTAAAAATAAAATGAAATGTTGGAAATCAGCTGTTAGAACATGGGAACGTAGAGATAAAAACAAAGGTAAACTTAAAAATCAAATAAATGAATATGAAAAAGGACTTAAAATGTTATGAAATTGACAACATCAAAATGAGTGATTATCCTAAATTTTGTGATGCTTATTTATCTTATGCAGAAGATGAAAATGGTAAACCATGGACAGATTATGAATTAGATAAATGGCAAAAAGATAATCCAGAACAATTTAATCAAATGATTATTGAATATTTAACACAATGTAAAAACTGCAAATGAATATAAAAGATATAAGTTTAGAAGAACTGAACAAACACATATACAAATTTATAGCAAAAGCAAATGTAGAAATGGATGGTAATTTAGAAGCTGAAACAATGGTTGGACAAGCAAAAATATTTGCAAATGATTTAAAAATAAATAATAAATTCAAAAATATGTATGTTTATCAAATACAAGACGCTTTTTATGAAGGAGTTAGAGATATAACACAAACTTATCTTAAATTAAATATACCTACTTATTTTAAATGGGTGATCAAACACAAAAAAGTTGTTGATTATGCAGAACATCAAGTGCATAGATGTAATGTAAATCCAAAACAAGTACCATATTATCATGAACCTAAAAATTTATTAAAATGAAATCAAAACAAATTATTAAAACATTATTAACGAATGATATTAGACTTAGAGATTGTGATTTTAAACTATTAGCTAGATATTGGACAAATCAATGCAATGTTAATGGTATAGATACTAAAGAAATAACAGCACATAAATTCCTATCTTTATTAGCTAACAAACAATTTAAAAGTCCTGAAGGTATTACAAGAATGAGAAGAAAAGTACAAGAAGAAAATAAACATCTAAGAGGTAATATGTACAACAACAGACAAACAAAACAACAAGATAAAATGAAAGCAAAATTAGGATATAATATAAATCTTAGTTGTGAATTACCGAACAAATCAACAAGACCATACGTTATAGGTAAATATGACACCTACTAAATCTATTAGTAAACTTAAAAAAGAATTAGACAAATGGTTTAGTTTATACATAAGATTAAGAGAAGCAACTGTAGAAGGAATAAGTCAATGCTTTACTTGTGGTAAAATTGATCATTATAAAAAATTACAATGTGGGCATTTCCAAAGTCGTAGACATCATGCTACTCGTTGGAATGAGCAAAATTGCCAAGTCCAATGCGTAAAATGTAATATGTTTGGACAAGGAGAGCAATGGAAATTTGGTTTAAATATCAATGCAAAATACGGTGATGGTACAGCAAATGAGTTAAAAATATTATCCACATCAACAGTAAAAATTTCTAGAGTAGAATACGAACATAACATACGTTATTATAAAGCACTTGTTAATAACTTAAAAAAAGAAAAAGGAATTATATAAAAATTTTCTTACATTTGTTTGCATGGACAAACCGATCTATGCTAATAATCTGCATAAAACAACCATCAATAATTATTTAACACTTATTAAAGAGTTCGTAAGAGAAATTTCCAACGATAACAAATGGAATGATTTTATGGAAGTATATCATATTATTATAGAGTACCATAATGGATATGGTGAAAGCGTAAAACAAAATAATTGGTACGATTGGTTGATGATCATACCAGTAAATATGTCTGTAATGGTAAATGGATATTTTGCAGGTATTAAAACGAAAAGAAACGAAAAAAAAATAAATTCCTACAAAATTCTATTAAATGAAATACTACAAGATGTAGTGAACAAGATGGAAAATATTAAACCAACACATGAATAAAATATATTATGAAATATCAAAATTGAGTGATCATTTTAAAAAAATGTGTTATGGATTAACAACAAACACCACAGATATAGAGGACGCAGTACAGGAACTTATGGTTTATTTTTTACAAATGAACCCACAAACACTTAAAAAAATATATGATAAAGATGGTAAAAAAGGAATTATAGGTTTTGGTGCGGTTGTATTAAAAAGAGCCTTGACATCAACAAGAAGTCCATTTTATTATAAGTACAAAAAATATTATACTCATATAGATAGTATATATGAAACAAACACCACATTAAATCATAAAACAATTAGAAAATATTTACAAAATTTACCTGAAATTAAAGTGGATAATAGTCAAATAATAAAATTAGATAAAATAGATGCGATATTGGACACAGTACATTGGTACGAAAAAAAAGTATTTGAGTTATATTATTATGACGATAATACGTTGGATAGTTTAGCAAAAAAAACAAAAATAAGCAGAAACAGTTTATTTACTACAATTGACAAGGTAAGAGAAATAATAAAAAAAGAAATTAGTGAATAGATTTTTTACAACAGATGAGGTTTATAAAGATAGGTTAGCTATCTGTAAAAGTTGCAAACACTATTTTGAATTGACAGGACAATGTGGAATTTGTTTGTGTTTTATGAAAATAAAAGCACGTTTATCGCATTTATCATGCCCAAAGAAATATTGGAATAAAACAACAGATATAGAAATACCAGATACATTACCAAATGAAATAATAGAGGAAATAAAAAATATATATCCTGATATAAAAACAGGTAAAGCAAAAGATGTTGAAACAAAGAAAAAAATGATTGAGTTATATAATACAATATTTAATACTAATTATGATCAAGGAACAAACTGTCGTACTTGTCTAAATAGTGTTAGAAAAGGTATTACACAATTATACAAACAATATGAATAATATGGCAATAATAATAGGAATAATAGTAGGTTTTTTTGTGTTTGCATTTATAATTATTAGTTATTTAGAATATAAAGCAGACCTACATGAAATGCACAAACTAAAAGACAACTTAAAAAAATATGAAGAACAAGAAAAAATTTCCAATACCTAATTACTATATTGGTAAAGTATATGGTTATGAGGCTCGTAAAATTATAGAAGATTATAATTTAGGATATAATGTTGGCAATGCTGTTACATATCTATTAAGAGCAAACAACAAACACAAAACACCAAAAGAATGTATAGAAAAAGCAATTAATCATTTGTATTTTGAATTAGATAAAATTAATAAACATGATTAAATTTATATGTAAATGTTGTAAAGAAATAAAAGAATTGCAGAAAGCAACCATAAAAGTAATTGATGGTAAAGTTAGAACAGTAGAAGCTGTTTGCAGTTGTGGTAAATATATGCAAGAAATAGAAAAAGAGTTTGATGGTTTTCCTAATTTAATTAGAACAGAACCAACATTAACAAAAAACAGAGATATACTTTGGGAAAGAGCCAAAGAAAATCTAACAGGAGAAAAAGGAATAAACGATAATTTTTAAATATATAATATGAAAGTAAAAATACATGAATTAACATCTAACAGTGATAATCCAAGGATTATAAAAAATGACAAGTTTACTAAATTAGTAAATAGTATAAAAGAATTTCCTGAAATGTTAGAACTAAGACCAATAGTTGTTGATGAAAATAAAGTTATATTAGGAGGTAACATGAGGTATAAGGCTTGTATAGAAGCTGGATTAAAAGAAATACCTATTAAAATAGCAACAGGATTAAGTGATCAACAAAAACAAGAGTTTATAGTAAAAGATAACGTAAATTTTGGTGAATGGGATTGGGATCTATTAGGCAATGATTGGAACACCAAAGAATTAGCCGAATGGGGATTAGATGTATGGCAGAATGAAGATGATAATTACGAGGAGGAAATGTTTGATGAAGGAACAGATGCTTTTGAAAATAACGAAGTGGTAATAACATTGAAAGTGCCAAGAACAGAATATGAAAGTTTATTTTCTGAATTAACAACATTAATAGATAAATTTAATAATATTTCATGCAACGTACGAAACTAAACATATTAATATATCCAATGTTTTCTGTGGATAATATAAACGCAGATAGCAATTATATAATAATAAAACAATTATGTAATAAATTAATAAAAACAGGTAATTATAATTTTTTCTTAATATTAGATAAGAACAGAAAATACTACAAAGATGATTTGGATAAGAATATTAAAATATTACAGATGCCTTTTCCAAGAAGTAAAAAACATCAAGTTATCCATCTTAATACAAATGTATTTAGACAAATATATAATAAGTACGCAATTGATATAATATGGAACAATGTTGTAGAACAAGGACATCATTTTAGGTATTTTCAAGATACTATTGTTGATGACTTTAGAACAAAAGTGTTTAATTATCACCATTATGTAATACACAGGAGCCTGGAAAGAATTACAAATTATTTACCATGCTATCATATATTACTAGATCAATTAATGGGTAGTATTTGTGCTGACGTAAATTATTTTCATACAAAACATTGCTACAATATGTTAATGGAAGAAGCACAAGATGTTTTGACAGAACAACAAATAAAAAAAATAAAAGAAAAAAGTATAGTTGATATAGGTGGATATTGCAACAAAATAGATAGTAAAAACAAATATGATATTTTTACGTTTATATACAACCACAGATTAGATGGTTATAAAAATTGGAAAGACACATTTGCTATGTTTGATCGTTTGCATGATGAAGGACATAAATTTAAAGTTATAGTTACAGCAGGAGATAGAGGTAATTTAGGACAAGTAGAAAATAAACCATACGTAGAAATTAAGGCATTTAGTTTACATTCAGATTATTTAAAAGAATTATCCAAATGCCATGCAAACGTAATAAATAGTAAACACGAAACATTTTGTATTAGTATAGCAGAAAGCATCATGAACAACCAACTTATAATTGCTCCAAACAAAGTAACTTTTCCTGAATTAGTAGATAAAGATTATCCATATTTATTTAAAACAGAAGAAGAACAATATAATATACTTACAAAATTGTTAGATAACAATATAAGAGAATATAAATATAAAGAAAAAGATAAATTGTTATTAGATACTCATGCAAAAAAAATTGATCAATATTTTTTAGATATGGTTAAAGGTGGTAAAGAAAATATAATTGACAATATTAAGAAAGAAACATCTAGGAAAAAAATAAAAAATTATTTAGACAATAACAATAATATAGTATTAAATGATTTTAAGAATTTTATATTTAAGTTAGGTTATGCAAGTCAAGCTTTTCCACAAACAAAAATAAAAAGGATATTAAGTGAAAGAGGATTTAATTATAATATAAATATAGATAAATATTGTAAATAATGGACAAAAGTAGACACATAAAAAAGGAAGCAATATTACAAGCATTAGAAAATAGTTTAGGTGTAGTTACTATTGCGTGTAAACAAGCAAACATACCTCGTAGCACATATTACAAATGGTTAAAAGAGGACATAGAGTTTGCTAAACAGGTAAAAGAAATAGAAAATATAGCACTTGATTTTGCAGAAAGTCAATTACATAACCAAATAAAAGATGGTAGTACACCTGCAACGATATTCTATTTAAAAACAAAAGGTAAGAAAAGAGGATATGTAGAGAAATCAGAATTAGATTTAACATCAGGAAACGAACCTGTAAAATTAAGAATTAACATTGATGGAATTGAGCAATGAAACAGGTTGGCAAGATATTAAGTTTACGCATACACAACAAAAAGCAATAAAGTATCTATTTGACAATGTAACAACAGAAATACTTTTTGGAGGTGCGGCAGGTGGAGGTAAATCGTGGGTAGGTTGTGCGTGGTTAATATTTATGTGCCTACAAAACCATAAAACTAGATATTTAATGGGTAGATCTAAATTAGACAGTTTAAAGAAAACTACATTAAATACATTTTTCGAAGTTTGTGATCATTGGAACTTAGAAGCAAATAAGCATTACCATTTTAACGCAGGTTCTAATATTATAACATTTTACAATAAATCAGAAATCATATTAAAAGATTTATTCTTATATCCATCAGATAAGAATTTTGACAATTTAGGTTCTTTAGAAATTACAGGTGCTTTTATTGATGAAGCAAACCAAATAACCGAAAAAGCAAAAAACATTGTAGCATCTAGGTTGCGGTATAAACTTGATGAGAATAATCTAATACCAAAATTGTTAATGACTTGCAACCCTGCTAAAAATTGGGTTTACACTCAATACTATCGACCTGCAAAAGAAGGCAAACAAAAACCATATAGACAATTTATACAAAGTTTAGTAGATGATAATGAATATATAAGCAAATATTACAAAAAACAATTAGAAACTTTAGATGAATTATCAAAACAAAGATTATTATTTGGTAATTGGGAATATGATGCAACAAAAGACAACCTGATAGAATATGATGCTATACTAAATATGTTTGAACAACAAGGCATAAGTGGTGATAAATACATAAGTTGCGATGTAGCGCGTTTTGGTAATGATAGAACGATTATTATGTATTGGGAAGGGTTACATATTAAAAAGATAAAAACATTGCTTAAATCGGCTATAAATGATGTTGTAAGCGAAGTTAGACAATTGCAACAAGAAAATAGTGTACCATTAAGGAATATTATAATTGATGAAGATGGAGTAGGTGGAGGGGCTAAAGATTATTTACGTTGCCAGGGTTTTGTAAACAATAGCAGGGCATTAAAAGGAGAAAATTACCAAAACCTTAAAACACAATGTTACTATAAAATGGCTGATTTGATCAACAAAGGACAAATAGGCATAAATTGTGAAGATGTTAGTGTTAAACATGAAATTATAGAAGAATTGGAACAAGTCAGAACAAAAGATGCAGACAAAGACAATAAATTACAAATAATACCAAAAGATAATATTAAAACAATAATAGGTAGGTCACCTGATTATGCAGACGCGATTGCTATGCGAATGTATTATGAGATAGATGGTAATTATGGTAAATATTATGTACATTAAACTAAATTAAACAAATTTCTATTATATATTATGAAAGTCAAAATTGAAAAAGACGGTAAAAAGAAAACATATAACTTAATAAATACTTGGAGTGATGTAACATTAGAAAAATGGTTGCAATTGATTGCCTTAGAAGGATTATCACCAAGTCAAGAAGCAATAGAAAGTATCTATGCTTTGTCTAATATACCAAAAAAAATAATTCGGCAATTAAGTATAAGTGATGTTGCAAGAGTTATGCAACAGATCAAAAACATTGAAAAACAAACAAAAACAAATTTTAAGCATATAGTTAAAATAGATGGTGTAGAATATGGTTTTCATCCAAATTTAGAGGATATAACTTTAGGTGAGTGGGCAGATATAGAAACATTTGTACAAAAAGGCATCAACAAAAGTTTACCTGAAATTATGGCAATATTGTATAGAGAAATAACAGAGAAAGAACAAAATATATATACAATAAAAGCATATAATGGTAATATAAATATAAGGGCAGAGAAATTTAAGAAAATGAAAGCAGAACAAGTACAAGGAGCAATGGTTTTTTTTTGGACTTTCGTAAGCGTATTATCAACGACTTTGCTATCATATTTGAACGAAAATATAGCGAAAATGACAACATCGAAGCAGGAGAAACATTTGCAGACAAATGGGGATATTTTGGTATAATGTATAGATTAACAAATGGAGATATAAGTAAATTAGAACAAATAACAAAACTTAATTTGATGGAAGCATTTACTTGGTTATGTTATGAAACAGATTTGGATAGTTTAAATAAAGTAAATATAAATGGCAATTAATAACAAAACATATAATAACGTAATAGACACTCTTAAAAATTTAGGCACAAATCATGCACAAATACAGACAACTACAGTCGGAGATATTTTTGACATTGATTTAGAGAAAAATACAAAATATCCATTAATGCACCTTAATCCTGTTAATGTACAAACAAGAAGAACAGAATTAGTATATAATTTCCAAGTGTTTATTATGGATTTGGTAGAACCTGATTTAAGTAATGAGCAAGAAGTATATAGTGATTTATTACAGGTATGCGTTGATATAATAAGTATATTATCAAACTCACAGTTTCAATCACAATTATCTTTAGATATTAATGCTCCTGTATATTTTGCAGAAGGAGATTTTACACTCGAACCATTTAAAGAACGTTTTGATCAAGCAGTAACAGGTTGGACTTTTACAATAGGAATAACTGTTGAAAATAGTTTCCAAACTTGTACAATACCAATGGAAAATACAGCGATAGGAAAATGATAAAATTTAAAATAGGAAAATTAACAATACAACTAATACCACCAAAAATAACTTATGGATTATAACGAATTACTAGAACATTTAGAGGCAATAAGCATTAAATTAGAAACTTATAATGATTATCCACAAAGTGCAACAAACAACGCAAAAAGGGCTATAAAATACAAAGAAGAAAATGGCACAACTTGTGGAACAAGAGTAGGTTGGACAAGAGCAGGACAATTAGCTAGAAGAGAAAAAATTAGTAGAGATACAATAGGTAGAATGGCATCATTCAAAAGGCATCAACAACATAAAGATGTACCATATAGTGAAGGTTGTGGTGGATTAATGTGGGATGCTTGGGGTGGTTCTAGTGGTGTAAATTGGGCAATAAGTAAATTAAAACAAATAGATAAAAAGAAAAAATAATTATGGCAACATTAACAACAACATTAAGCGAAAGTTTAACATTAAATGGTTCTACAAGAGGTAGTACAAACATTGTAAACACAACAGATATAGTTGATGTGTTTGAACGTATTTTGACTTGTTCACATTCACAAACAACTACAATTGCAGTATTTGGTTCTACACCACACGCATCTGCAGGTGCATTAGATGTAGAAAATTGTAAATATTTAAGAGTTACAAATTTAAGTACAACAGAAGAAATTAAAGTAAGTTTTGTTACAACAAACACAAATTACCAAATTACTTTAAGATCAGGTACTTCTCATGTATTATTCCAAGCAGAAAATGGTGCAATAGGAGAAACTGATACAACACCAGCTTTTGGAACATTAGAAGATGTTACAAGTGTACAAGTCAGACCTGCAGGTTCAACTGATGCACAAGTAGAAATATTTGCAGGACTTGTATAATGAAAACCACAAACACAGAAAAATATTTACAAAGTTTTGGTAAGTATATAATACAACAAACAAGAACTAAACTTACAAAAGGTAAAAAAAATGTAAGTAAAGATTTATATAATTCTTTAAAGTTCGAGGTTGTGATTAACAAAAAAGGATTTAGTGTAGATTTTTACATGAATACTTATGGAACATTTGTTGATAAAGGTGTAAGTGGTAAGAACAATATACAACAGTTTAGAAATTTTGAAGGACAAACAGAAAATAGTCCATATAAATATACAAGCAAAATGCCACCAATTAATTCATTACAAAAATGGATAAAAGCTAGAGGAATAAAAGGTAGAGATGCTAAAGGAAGGTTTATAAAAGATAAATCATTAGCATTTTTAATGGCTAGAAGTATATTTTTTAATGGTATAAAAGGCATTGGTTTTTTTCAAAGACCATTGGAATTAGGTATGCAAAGGTTTGGTCCTGATATATTAACAGCAGTAAAAGAAGATTTTATTGACATGATAGATAACCAATTTAAAGTAAGTATAAATTAATGGCGACAATAGTATTAGAACAACAACCTAAATTTAATCCATTTCCTGCATCTCAAGATGTAATATTTGCAGTATCGGAAAATAATATAGTAGCAAATCAAAATAGAGTAAAATTTATAGCAAATGTATATATAGATTGGAACAAAGCAAATTTAGGAACAGCAGTAAGTTTAATTGCAACACTTAAAACTACACCAAATAATGCAGGTATAGGAATGTTTGATTTAAGACCAATATTAGAAAGTTATGTTAATTCAGATAATATTCCTGAACACGCAACAGATACGCAATATTCAATAATACCAGGTTGGAATAATGGACAACCAAGGTTTAAGACAAATGTATATGCAAACAACAACCAATTTCCAATACATTTAATTGACAAATACAGTTGGGCAAAACATACAGTTAAATGGTTAAAAGTAAGATTTAAGATAGAATATTTAGGTGCAGATGCAAGTGAGCCAAATGAAGTAAATATTGATCCTGATTTTTTGTTTACTGGTTCATATTTGTATTTTAATGGATATTTAAGTAAACAAGATGTACTTACAGGAAGTACACATAGTAATAATTTTGGATGGAATTTAGAAAAAGCAGGTTTTGATCTTGGAGGTAATACAATAAGTTATATCCAAAATGTTGCAACAGCTAGATTTTTAACTAATTGTCCATCAGAACAATATGCAAGAATAAGTGACTATGGAACAATTGCTACATTTAACACAATAGACAGGAGTTTTAGTACAGGTATGCCACAGTCAAATACGTTTCGTTTAGATGATATAAAAATAAAAATGTATGACAGCAATAATACACAACTTGGAAACACAATTGTAGTGCGAAACAGAAACACTTCTGGTGGCTATCATAATAAAGAAGATTATTCACCTACTAAATATTTATTTTATGGTGCTTATCCTGCTAATTTAAGGGGTTGGAGTACAGATTTCCAAGCGCAAATTAATGCGATGAGTTATTATACAGTACAAGGTTTTGGTGTTGCACAGAATCCAATAACAAAAGAATATAGAATTAATATAATATGTGAAAATAGTTTTGGTTACAAAGGAATACGACTAGCATGGTTAAATAAATTTGGTGCTTGGGATTATTATACATTTAACCAAAAATCCGTTAGATCAATTGATACAAAGAAAAAACAATATACTCAGAATTATGGTTCATGGAATAAATCAGCTTATAGTCCACATGGATATAAAGGTGGATTAAAGAATTTTAGAGTTAATGCAAAAGAAAGCATTAAATTAAATACAGATTATTTAAATGATTTAGAAAGTGTATGGATGGAAGAATTGATCAATAGTCCAGAGGTTTACATAATAAACGAATATTCTGCAGATGATACACCAGGAATAATAAACAAATATGTAGAACCTGTAATATTAAAAACATCTAATTATATAAGAAAAACTAAAGCAAATGACAAATTGATCCAATATACTATAGATATAGAAAGAAACGCTAACCAAAGAACACAAGCAGTATAAAATGAGTACACAATTAATACTATATCCACAAGATTATAATGGTTATTCTTTTACAAATGTCCAACAAATAAATGATTATTTAGGTAATAAGACATTTACATTCCAACCATTAATGATACAAGATATAAGTGCATTAGGTTTTCCATATGCAGTCGGTCTATTTGGTATATTTCCAGCAGTTAATGGTAATTTTAGAGTATTTTATACAGGCACAGCAACATCAACATTTAGTGCCACAATTGCACCAACAGTAAGTAATGGTAATTTAACATTAACATCAAGTGCAATAGGAGTAACAGCAGAAGGTTCACGATCAGGATTTTACCAAAAAATGAACACTACATTAGTAGGACAACAATATTTGCTTACTATAAATCATTCATCTTTACCAACAGGAAGCATCATACAAATAGGTGTAGTAGGTGGAATAATAAGTGCAAGTTTTGATCATAATTACCCAGGTACTGTTGGTAATATGCCAACAACTTTCCAAACAGCAGGTACCACGCAAACAACATTTAGTTTTACTGCACAAAGTACAGTATCTAATATTGTTGTTACATATTTAAACGCAAATACTTCATCAATTACTATTTCAAGTTGTACTGTAACAGAAGAACCTAGTACAATGCCTGTTTTAGCAGAAAATTTAAATGATGGTTCGGTAATATGTGATTTATACGAACAAGAAGATATACCATTAACTTTAAGTATAGATAATTTTAAGAATGCAATTGAACAAACACAAAGTTATTCTAAAGATTTTGATTTACCTGCTACAAAACGTAATAATAAGATATTTACGCACATTTTTGATGTACAAAAAAAAATTGGTAATAATGTGTTTGACTTTAATCCTTATGTTAAAACAAAAGCAATATTAAAACAAAATGGATTATTAATATTTGAAGGTTCATTAAGATTAATAAATATAAAAGACAATGAAGGAGAGATAAGTTATAATGTAAATTTATTTTCCGAAACTATTGTACTTAAAGAAGTTTTAGAAGGCAGAACAATAGCAAATCTAAATCTACAAGAACTTGATCATGAATATAACTACAATAACATTGTAAATTCGTGGGAAGGAATATTGCAAGTTCAAAACGCTTTGGCACCTGATAGTTTTGCAAAGAATAGTGCGTCAAGTTTTACTACAAATGTTTTAAAATATCCTTTTTGTGATTGGACAGGCAATATTGATTGCACAGGTACAGAGCCTGAAATTGACAGGCTAGAAGATGCTTTTAGACCATGGATCAGTATTAAATATTTATTAGATAATATAGCTAGAGATGCTGGTTATACTTTTAAATCTGAATTTTTTGATAGTACAGAATTTAGTAAATTATACATGGATTTTAATTGGGGTAGTGAAGATGGTCCTACAGATTTTACACATACAGGAAAAGCAATTTATCATGATGACCATGGAAACCATTATGCAGGTACAAGTGCCACTACATGGGTTTGGGTGCATGATGGTACAGATAGTTTTGATGCAGATACAGGTTGGAGTTTAGCACAAAACAAATTTATAGCACAACAAACCAATACTTATTATGAACTTAGTTGTCGTTGTAGTATTTTAAACTCATCAGGAAGTTCTGCGACAGTAAATTATATAAGATTTGTTCGTAAAAATTTAAGTGGAGTTTTTGGTGCAATAGGTACTTTTGATTATTTTAATGAGGTAACAAATTACACTATTCCTGCTGGACAACTATGGGATTATGTTACATATACTTTTCCTATTCCATTGGGCAAATCAGGATCAGGTGCAGATGAATTATATATAGAATGGGAAAGTGATACAGCAACAGCATTAAGACAAAATAATTTAGGAATAAGTATCTATGGTAATAAAGAAAGTAAATTATCAGGAACAGTATATAATAATGCAGAATTAACTACAAGTTCGATCTTTAATGCAGAAAGAGGAAAATTAAAACAATGGGATTTTATAAAGGGCATTATGAAAATGTTTAATCTTATAACAATGCCTGATCCTACTAATCCTACCAATATAATATTTGAACCATATCCTGATATGTTTGTTACTGATACAAGTGGTACAACATTAACAGAACGTAGTATTAAACATGATTGGACAGATAAAATTGATATATCTAATATAATATTAGAACCTCTTGACTTGTCTAGATTTGTAAAATTTAAGTATAAATTTGACGAAGAAGATTACGCACTTAACCAATATAGAAATGCAGCACAAGGTTTTGAGTATGGTAGTTATGAATTCGATGGATCGACAGCACAACCAGGAACAAATCAAGTAAGTAATTTATCAGGACAAGATGAAATAGAAGCAGAACCATTTAGTGCAACTATTATAAAACCTGTCCAAGATGTATTTCCTGCTTTTATAATACCTGTAATATATGGAAGTTCAGATGATGGATTAAAATTCAATGCAATAAACAATGAACCAAGAATATTATACAATAATGGTAGAATAGATAATTATTTAGGTGCTTCGGTTGATTATGTAGTACCAGGACAAAATGGTGTAGATGGTGGTACAAAAACAGATTATTTACAATTCTCACATTTTAATCCAACATTACCTGCAGATAATACTTCTTATGACTATAATTTTGGTTCATGTCCATTGTTTCCAGGTGTTGCAGGAAACACTATGCCAGTAAATAATTTATATAATATATATCATAAACCATATTATGATGAATTATACGACGTAAATACAAGAATAATGAAAGCAAAAGTTTATCTAAATGCGTCAGATATAAATACATTTGACTTTAGAGATAAAGTTATGATAAAAAACCAAGTATATCGTGTAAATAAGATAGAATATACACCAAATGGATTGTCTAACGTAGAATTTATATTATTACCATAATGAGCAGAACAATAACAAAAAAAAGAGGATTAGTATTAACACCACATTCTGTTGATGACACAGGATTGGTTACGTTTACAGATGGAACATTGACAGATTTACCTGCTGATCAAATTACTTGTGAAGCGTATGGATATAGATACAATGTTGCTACAGGTACTTGTAGTGCATTTGTTCCTAAACCTGACATGATGAAGGCGTTAAGAGGTAGAGATAAAAAAGTTTTAGGTGTTAAAAATGACATTGAAGCATTTTCTCAAAACAATTTAATAGTAGGAACAAACAACACTAATAAAAGTTATAATTGTAATACCATGTTATTAGGAAGTGATCATGAAACAGTAACAGGGATTAAAAATTCAGCAATAATAGGTGGCTCTAATGGTAAATTACAAAGACAGGGAGAAATATTAATAGCAGGAGGACAAACACAAGTAACTAATTTAGGTGATGGTGGAGATATACCTGACATATCTTTTAACAGTAGAAGGCAAACATCAACATTAGAACTAAGTTGTGTCACTAGAGATAATACAGCAACAAACATGACTATACAAGGAGATGGTTCTAGCTTCATAAATGTACAAAACAACTCAATAATTGGTTACGATATATATATAACTAGATTAGAATTAGGAGGTACAAGTGGAGTAAATGGAAATTATTCATATCGTAATATTAGAGGAGCAGTAAAAATTGACAGAGCAGGAAATATGAGTTTTGTAGTAGGTTTTAGTAGGAATATTGCAAAAATAGGACAAAATGGAACTTGTGTTATGGCAGATAGCACAACAGGTGGAGTTCCATCAATTAGTGTAAATGTACAAGACAGAAATAATGTACAAAACTTATGGAGCGCGTCAGTTACATTACATGAGGTAATAAGTGAAACATTAATATCGTAAATTATGAGTACAACACAGGAAGTAACGTTAAAAGTTAAATCGGATATAAAAGACACTACAAAAGATGCACAAGAATTAGCACAAGAAATAAGTTTTATGGGTGTATCTTTGAAAGATGTTAAGGGTGGTTTTGCTACAATGACAGCAACAGCTAAAAAATCTTTTAGATCAATAAAAGCAGGTATAATATCAACAGGAATTGGTGCATTTGTAGTTGCTATTGGATCGTTAGCCACATATTTTACACAAACAAAAAGAGGTGCAGAGATTTTTGAAACAGCAATGGCTGGATTAAGTGCAACATTTAGAGTATTAATTGATCGTGTAGCACAATTTGGTGGTGGTATAGCAAAAATATTAGATGGTAAATTTAAAGAAGGATTATCAGATATGGGTAATTCTTTCAAAAAAATGGGAACAGAAATAAAAACAGATACTTTATCAGCGTTAGCCTTATCTAAAGCATTCCAAAAATTGCGAGATGATGAAAGAGACCTATCTGTAGAAACAGCAAAACGTAGGGCGGATATAGAGGAATTAAAATTGATTGCAGAAGATACTACAAAGTCAGAACAAGTAAGGTTAAAAGCGGCACAAGATGCTTTTGATATTGAAAATAATTTATTAGCAAAAAGGATTGCAAATGCAGAAAAAGCTGTACAAATAGAAAAAGACAGAAACAAAGATAAAATAAAAAACCAAGAAGATTTAGATAGAGAAGCACAATTAGAAATTAATTTAGCAAATATTAGAGGAGAAAGTTTAACAAAACAAATCGAACTTAATAACAAAATTAATGCAATAAAAAAAGAAGCGCAAACAAAACGAGATGAGGAGTTACAAGAATTAAAAGACCAAGATGCACAACTTACAGGTACTCTAATAACTATACCAAGATTAGGTATGGAAGCTGTTACTGAATTAGCAGAAGCAAACACCGAAGCATTTGAAGATGAAAAAAGAAGGAAAAAACAAGAAGCAGAAAATGAAAAAATGGTTCTTGATGCTAAAAAATCAATGGCTAAGCAAGGATTAGCAATTTTAGGTGAAGCGGCAGGAAAAGGAACAGCATTAGCAAAAGGTGTAGCAATAACACAAGCAACTATAAGTGGAGTTGAATCTGTACAAAACGCATTTAAAACTGCATCTGCATCTCCATTAAATATCCTAATACCAGGATATAATTTTATACAAGCAGGAATTGCTGGTACTTTTGCAGCATTACAGATTAGAAAAATAGCATCAGGACAAGGACCAGGTGGAGAAGGTTCAGCAGGAGCAGGAGCAGGAGGTGGTGGAACACCAACACCAAGTTTATTATCAGGATCATTTGATTTAGGTGGAGTTCAAGCACCTGAACCTGTTCAAGCATTTGTGGTTACTGATGACATGACAAACAGTCAAAACAAATTAGAAACGATAAGAAGGAGATCAACAATTTAGAAAAACAAATAAATAACTATAAAATCTATTATATATTATGCCTTGTAAAAAATGCAATAACGGAAAATACAAACATGGAAACACAGGAAACTGTGAATATGAAACGATAGAAGAATGTCGTGAAGCAAACAAAGATTATTACGAAGAAGAAAAAACAACTAAAATAGTTGAATTAATTATAGAGGACACAAGCAAAGAATTAGCAATTGATGCTATATCTTTAGTGTCAGCACCTGCAATTGAGCAAGATTTTGTGTTTTTTGGTAAAGAAAAGCATAATTTAACATTCGCAAAAGTTGATGATGACAAAAGAATGCTTGTTAGTCCTGCACTTATACCAAATAAACAAATATTTAGGTATGATCCTAACACAGATACAGAATATTATGTGTACTTTAGTCCTGAAACAGTAAAACAGGCATCTGAGTTATATTTAAAACATAATAACCACCACAAAGCAACGTATGAACACCAAGATAGAGTGGCAGGTGTACTAACTGTAGAAAGTTGGGTAAAAGAAGGAGATATGGATAAGTCAAAATTATATGGTTATGATTTACCAAATGGAACTTGGTTTGTAAAAATGAAGATAGAAAATGATGAGTTGTGGAAAAAAATTAAATCAGGTGAACTTAAAGGATTAAGTATAGAAGGTTATTTTGTAGATAAGATGCAAAAAATGTCAGAAAAGCAACCAAGTGATCATGATATACTTAGCGCATTAAATGAAATAATTAAAGAAATCAAATAAACAACTAACAATTCTATTATATTAAAAAAGTAAAAACTATGGATCTAAAAACTCAAATAAAACAAGCCTTAGGACTTGAAGAAAAAGAAGTGCAATTAGAATACCAAGCTAAATTAGAAGATGGAACAATTATTGTTTCTGAAGCAGAAGGTTTAGCAGAAGGTATCGAAATTTCTGTATTAACAGAAGATGGAACTACAATACCATTACCTGTTGGAACTTATAAGACAGAAGATGGTAAAACATTTAAAGTAGAGGAAGAAGGAAAAGTGGCAATGGTTATGGAAGAAGAAGAAGAAGAAGTGGAAGCGGAAGAAGAAGAAATGAATGAAGAAGAAATGAAACACAAACCTGACCACAAATACGAGGAAATAGAAGAAAGAATGACTAAATTAGAACAAGCAATTGATGAACTTGCTAAAGAATTTGGTAAAGATAAAGAGGAAATGTCCGAAGAACTTTCTGTAGAAACTCCAGAAACAGTAGAGGAAAAAAGTGATAGTCCAAAAACTGTTACAACAAAAACAACAGAAGTGGTTGAGTTTTCACATGATGACTTAATAGCAGAATTAAAAGCAGAAAATGAAAAACTTAAAGTACAATTAAGTGAAAAACCTGCAGATAATCCTATAAACACAAATAAGTTCAGTACTGACAAACCTGAAATAAGCAAAAGAGAATGGAACAGACTTTCTAAACAAGAAAAGTTTTTATATAATTTAAATAAATAATAATTAAAATTTTAAAAAATGGCTTTGAACACAACATCAAACTTTAGTGGAAAGGCGGCAGGATTTTATATTTCCGCGGCACTAAAGGAAGCAAAATCTTTAGACTTTTTAACTTCGATAGAAAATATTAAGTTTAAAACAAACATCCAAAAAATGGATGCTACGTCAATGATACAAGACGCTACTTGTAATTTTAATGGTGCAGGAGATTTGAATCTAACTGAGAATGTTCTTGAACCAAAACTATTAATGATTAACACTGATCTTTGTAAGAAAGAATTACTTGACAGTTGGGAAGCATTACAAATGAGAGCAGGAGCAGGTGCACCACCACCAGCAAGTTTTGAAGATTATGTTATATCTTACTTAGGTGGTATTATTGCAGATGGAGTAGAAGGTTCTATTTGGAATGGTATCAACACAACAGCAGGACAATTTACAGGTTTTGCTCATGCAGGTAATGGACATTTAATTAATGATGCAACAGTTATTGATGTTGCAAACGTAGGTGGTGCAGGAACTGCTTATGATGTTTCTAACATTGTTACTAACTTACAAAATTTATCTGCGGCAATTCCAACTACTGTATATACAAAAGAAGATTTATATATTTATATGTCACCTAAGTCTTACAGATTATATGTATCTAAAGTTTCTTCACAAGGTTACTTAAATGCTTATACAATGACAGGAGACTACGAGCCTGTTTTCGAAGGATTAAAACTTGCAGTATGTCCAGGAATGAGAGATGATGTTTTAGTATGTGCTCAAAAATCCAACTTATTTTTTGGTACTGACTTACTAAGTGATCATACAAGAATACAAATTATGGATATGGCAAACTTAGATGGTTCAGATAACATGAGAGTAGTAGCAAGATATAGTGGTGGTACAAAACAAGGTATTGGTTCTGAAATCGTTTTAGTAGCATAATAAACTAGAATAATGGTAGGGGTGTAAAAACCTCTACCTTAACTTAAAAATAAATAACATGAGTACAACATCTTGTAGCAATTTAACAAAAGGAAGGCAATTACAATGCGATAGAATTGCTGGTGGTATTAAAAATGTTTATTTTGGACAATATGATGATTTCGATGCTAACGCAGGTACTGGTGAAATACTTGGAACAGGTATAATTATAACAGGTACAGCACCAGACCAAGAAGTTACTGATATTAATATGGCAAATGGTTCGGCTTTAAGGAGATACAGTTTACCACGTGGTGAAAGTAGTTTTACAGAAACAATTGTTGGTTCTACAGAAAATGGAACTGTACATTACACACCACAAATAACTATTAAATTAAATCATTTAAGCACTGCAGATCAAAATGAGTTAAAATTATTATCAACAGTAAAATTAGTTATATTTGCAGAACTAAATCAATTAAAAGCAAATGGTAAAAATATTATACTTTGCATGGGTATTAGAAATGGTATGCGTTTAAATAGTGGAACTAATTTAAGTGGAGCAGGTTTTGGAGATCATAATGGTTATTCTTGGACTTTCGATGGAATGGAAGAAGATGTTACACAGGTTGTAGCTGATTATACTACGGTGCCATTTGACAATAATGCATTTGCTAACGTAACAGTAGATATATCATAAATTCTAAACAGTAATGTTTTTATATATTTTTTGATTGATTAAGAGGGTTATATGCCCTCTTTTTCTTTTATAATACAAATAAATTAATAGTTTTTCTATTATATATTATGATACATCTTGATTACGAAACACCTACCAAAGGCAATTTTGTTTATATAACAACTGAGGATAAAAGAATTGACACAACAGTTTCTTCAAATGAATTCCATATTAAATATTTGTTTGAGATTACAAATGATATGGGTCAAACTTATTCTTTGGAATTACACAATCCTGATGCAACAACAACAGAAAGTAGTACACAATTTGCTTATGGTTATAAACCTACAATTAAAGACAGATATACAAGATTAACGTTATCTCCATTCGCATTTATAGCATTGCAAGACAGAATTAATGCAATTCTAAATGGTTTTTTCGTAGGATTGCCTGTTGGATATTACAAATATAAAGTTTTTGAAGCTACATCTCCTGTTGCAATAACACATAGAAGTGTTATAACACATCCATTAAAAAGTGATGGACAAATTGGAACATTAACTGTACGTAAAAGTAATTTTAACACAGGTAATATTAAAGCAACAACACAACTAATTGGAGCTACATATTATAAAGATTTGAAAGTTACAGATTTAGAAACAGGCACGTATTATTTCAATATGTCTGCATTAGATGGAACTGCAATAAATAATTCTTTTGCAAATCAAGGTATTACACAAGTACAAGCACAAGCTGATGGAACACGATGGCTTGAAGTAATTGCAGTTAATACTATTGACACAGGAATGGTAATAACGATAAAAAGTAATGCTCCTGTTGGTTACTCATATGATTTTGAAGATAACATAAATCCTAATAATTATTATAAAATTACCGAAATAACAAGTAAACCACAAACCACTAATATACTTTTAGAAACTTCTATCTCTAATGCTTTTGAATTAACTTTATATGATGCTAGTGGTGGTAATGCAGGAACAGGATCAAAAGTATGGGGAACTAATGGTTCTCGTTTGTTTTTAGTACCTTCAACGCCTTTTAATTATGGAAGTGCATTTGCAACAGCTTGGAACCCAGAAAGTATAGATGCTTCGGGAACAGTATTAAGTAAAGGAAATTTCTTTTATAATTTTAGATATGGAGCAACAACGAATTCTGCGACACAGAACTTTTTTGTTATAAATGGTCAAATTGAAGAAGGCAAATTGTATATTGATCAAAAAGATGAAACATTAAAAGAAGTTAAGTACAAACAACATGAAGAACCAAGTGGTTCAAATTATATATATTATGGACAATAAAAAAATTAAAAA